GGCATTAACACATTGTCTAAAATGGTAAGAAATCTGGGCTCATTTATGTCCGGATTAATTATGAATAATCCTGTTGCTAAGTTGCTTGCTGGTTTTCGTGATGCATTACTTTCTCCATTCCTGCTAATTAAGTCTGCATTTACCAGTGTTGTTATGTCTATAAAGTCTGTAGGAACAGCAATAACAGATAGCATAAAATCAGTATTCAGCACAATAGGCAGCATTCTTCTTTTTCCCTTCAGAGCAATAGCAGGATTGTTCACTAAGAAGATTGAATGGGATAAAATGATTACTGTTTTAATTCCACCGCTTCAGTTGATGTTCAAAAATTTAGCAGACTCTATAAACGAAACACTTGTGATATTGTTTACTCAAGCCTTTGGTGGTAATCAAGATAGTTCATTAGACGATTTGGAGGCTGAGCGCGATAGACGAAACGCATTAAGAGCAACGCCGAGCACTAACCCCAGTACGACAGTTCCAACTTCTGGAAATAACGCAGGGTTACTTGGCGCGCTGGGCGGATTACTAGCTGGAATCTTAAGGTTGCCTTTAGTGGGTCTTGGTATAGCTATTGCTGCTATGTTGACGGGTTGGGGAGACGAGATTAGGGCTGCTTTCACGGGAGTAATAGAAAATACATTAAAAACTATAAGGTGGATTATACGGGCGCCAGGTAGAGCGTTTGATGCAATGAAGCTTGCTATTTCTGTGGGGATTGCAAAATTTGCACAAGGTCCTAGAATGCAAAAGATTGTAGGTTTTTTCTCCGATCTCGGTGGTAGAATTTCTGCATTGTTTCAGCGTGTAATGTCACCCTTTAAAAAAGTAGGCGATGCTTTGAGATATATGGGAGGTAAGATAAGAGGTCTACTCGCTATATTAGCAAAGCCTCTAGCATTTTTAGGTAAACTAATGCGAATTTTAAGACTAAATCCAATCACTGGAGTTATTTTTACATTAATTGATTTTGTCGTTGGATTTTTTGATGGTTGGAAAAACTCTGACGCTAACGCTACAATAGGCGAAAGGCTTATGAATGGCGTCAGGGGCGGAATCATAGGTATTATTAAAGGACTTACTGCAATATTCGATCTTATAGTATTTAAACTGCCTGCATGGATTCTAGGCTGGTTAGGCTTTGAAGATATGTCAAATTATTTAATGAACTTAGACCTATACGAAATTATCGCAGATACGTTTACTTGGATGGTTGACACTTTCAAAAAAATTCCAGCACTTGTAGACAATCTGACTGCTTGGATGAAAGGTGCGTTCAACTACGCAGTAGATATTTTTAAATTTGCATATGACTTTATGGCTTTAAAATTTGAAATTCTGACCAACAATATAAAACTGGGCGCTTTGATAATAAAAAACGCTGTTATGAATATGTTCGAAACTATTGCAAATATATTCTTAAATCTTAAAGACAGAATACTTTTGGGTGCATATAAAAATCTGAAATTTAGCTTACCGAAAATTCAACTAAAAGTTCCAGATTGGGTGCCAGGTATTGGCGGATCAACTACTACTCTGCTATCGGGTGGATCATTTGGTCTAGACGGTACTGGTAGTAGAGCCGCGGCAGTTGAATCTCGGATGAGAATTAGAGATTTTGAGGCGACTGGTAATCGAAATAGTAGAGCCGCGATGGAAGATAGACTACTTACAAAATTGAGCAAACAAAGAGGTGAATTGGAATCTATGAAAGGTCCGACATTCGTAGTTGCGCCGACAAGTAACCAATCAAATTCGAATAGCAGTTCAACTATAATGAATACTCCATCCGTAGCGCGTTCAACAGACACTTCGGATGGAGCAGTTGTTGTACGCTAGTTAATCGTCGTTTACCAGACTAGCGAAATAGTTCATGGTATCGTCACCACCATCGTCTGTTGTAGCTGCGGTTACCGGCTCTGGCGCTGGTGTGCTACGCATAGTAGGAGCAGGAGACTCTTCGCCAAGGCTACGCTCTTGAGCTATCGTGGGCTGTGTAGTCGTACCTAAGACAGAGTGCATTTTAGATTCTAACTCAGCATAAGATTTATACTTTGTTGGATCCGTAAACTCGCCCAGATCGTGCAAGTTGTTATAGATACTTTCTAGCTTTTCATCATCCTCAGACAAAGGACGAGGTGAAGAAAATTCAGATTTATCATAATTACGATAACCCTCAACGTCACGAATTTTCAGTTTAAAGTCTGCGCCTTCCCAGAAGTCAAATGGGTTCATTGGAGTTTCATCTGCAAACTCTGGCTGCATAGCATCCATAACTTTGTCGAAGATTTTCTTTCCGAATTGGAACATGAAAGTCTTGCCTTCGTTAGCTGGATTACCAGGGTCTGAAACTACCATGATATTTGAAACGTGATGCAACCGACGTTTTTGCCGACGCGCTGTTTCTTTGTCTGCTTCCATACCAGAGTTCCAAAGTTTACTATTCATTTGACCTACAGGATCTTCACCATCAATAGAAGTCAAAGACTTTTCGATATACCATTTACCGGTTGGACCCTTAAAAGCATGATCCCAGTATTTTGCCCATGGCAAATCAGAACCTTCGTTAGCGGGGAGAAAGCGAATAACAGCATAGCCATTATTCTGTTTATCGACAGTGGGTTTCCACATACGATCATCAACATAAGATTTTGTTGTTGATTGTGAAGCCTGTGCGGCTGCGGTTAGTTTATCAATCGTATTACGACTGCGTTTTAGGTTTGCAAAAGACATGTATATGTTCCTTATATTTGCTGAATTATAACTGTATTATTTTTTAGTATAACTGTATTATAGCAGATTTTGTGTTGTGTGTCAATAGTATTTATCACTTTCGTTGAAACATGATTGTTTCTTTACCTGTGACAGTATTCACAGAAGGCAATGCAACGTGTCCAGCTGGAACAGATTGCGTTCCAACATATTCCCATTTCAATCCTGCTTTTTTATTAGCTTCTCCTGCTGTAAAAAAATCTTCATTGTCATTCATAAAGAGTGCGCCAATAATCATAATCATTTCAAACATTCTAGGTTCCTTTGTTTGTTTTTATGTGCTTGTATAGTTGATAGTAATAATCGAAAGATGCCGGGTAGTTGTCTGGGTCTGGTAAAACTCCTTTAAACATTTCAATAAATTCGTTTATCTCTTTATCAGTCATTCAAAGACTAATTCGTTTTGGCGTGGCAGATAATTAAGTTTCATTGCCTCAGCTTCAATTTTTTCTTTAATGACAGGAGATATAAATTTCTTTACATCTTCTGGATCCATATTGTTTATATCGCAGACCTCGACAACAGCATCAATCCATCCCAGCTTTTTGTCTATTACTTGTTCTTCTACCATCTTGCTAAACTTAGCACGATTCATAAAATCTTTCTCTATCATTTGTGCATGACCCTTAAAATTACAGTGTCTTTGTTAAGACGACCGTTTGCTCCGTTTGTTTTTGTAGTCAGATTTGACCACTCTTTATCGATTTGTTTTGCTGTTTTCTTCAACGCGATTGGCAAAAACACTTCTGGCTTTCTCAGTTTTGTAGAACGTGATAGTTCAACATCAAAGCCTTGCAACGTAGTACCCTTTACGGTAAAGCCGCTAGAACGCTCACACACTAACTCGGTAAAGGCTTTATATTTAACATTGAACACTAAGACCCGCATTGCTCCTATAATGTTAGCGGGATCAATTGATGCAATTTTAAATTCATTTGAATCTTTAAGATATTGCAATTTCTCAACTTGCTTATCAGCAGTTTTTGCTTTTGGCTTGCGAGTTTTACGGACTGCTTTTTTCGCAGTCATAAATTTTTCTGCATCCGAAACGATCTGTTCTAAAAAGTTCATATATTGTTTCGGCTGTCGCTTTGACATGTAAGAATATGCTTCAACCAAATCTTCTGTTTTGTCCACAATCAATTCACGGAGTTCTGCAATCTGAGGTTTATAATAATCACAAACAGCCTTAGCTGTATTATATGGTGCATCGATTTTTTTCAATTCGTCATATACAGAATATGATTTATCATCTATCATCGTATCCCAGGAATCAATGACATTATCAATCTCCGCAATAAAATCTGAAGTGCGTTCTTTCACAATCTCTTGGATACTTTTACGAACAACAGCGCCTTCTGTTGGCTCTTTTTCTTTTTCAGCCTGTCGCGCTGCACCGCGTTGAATCAATTCATCCGTATGTTTCTTGAATACTTTTTCTGCATCCCAGTAGCTAGGAAAATCACGACCGCTTTCTTTCCAAGCAATTGTAGAGGCGAGTAGAGGAACACCAGAGAATGCCCAGTCTGGAGCATCTAGTGCTATCTTAGCATCTTCCTTAGAAAGTGTGGCTTTGAGATAAGTTTTAATTTTAGATACAACATCTTTTTTATCAACGTCTACTCGGACATAATCATTGAAGTCGCGGAAGTTGCTGATCGGAGCTGCCGCAAAACCTGTTCGTGCTTTACGAGTAAATGTTTTTCTTTTCTTAGCCATAACGATTCGCTTTCTATATTTGATAATAACAGTATCGCATATTTAATCAGCTTTGTCAACCTTTAATTTAGCTAATTTATCTAAAATAGTTACTTTCATTTCATCTTCTATTTTTATCAATTCAATATCACCATCGTCATCCTCAACGAAAAGTACATAGCCATCTTCGATCAATCTATCTACACAGTGATCAATAGCTGCTTCTACCACCTCTTCCTGTCTTTCTTTTACAGAATCTTCTATAACTTTAAGAATTGTGTGCCTACCGTAATAATACGATAGACACATTGCCGCAGTAGTGATAAAGCTAACTGCATATAAATCAACGGAAATCAACTCAGGCGCTCAAACGAAATGAGTGCTGACGGCTTAAATGCTCTCCAAGCGTCCTTATCAGTACACCAAACAGAAACGCTATCTGTCTCTTTACTGCTATCTTTTTCGACAATAGGTTTGTCAGATACAGGCATCAATGAGGTCATAAGTGTGCAGGGCATTACCCGCTTGTCACCGTTTACTTTAGTGAAGGTTACGTTATAAACTCCGGTCTGGAGTTGTTCGATTAGTTCCGATTTACTTAGCATGTGAACCCTTTCAAATTGCTATACGAATCATTATAGTTGATTTTTAAAGTAAAGTCAAGAATTATTTCCAAGGATCCCCAGAAAATTTTAA